CCATTGCAGATATCACCGAAGGTGCAACGCACTATCACGCAGACTATGTTGAACCAGCATGGGCAAAGACTAAGACTAAGACAATAGAGATTGAAGACCATATCTTTTATCGTTGGGAAGTACAGGAATGAAATCCTTGACATTTCTAATATTCCTTAGTATAATGCTATCTGGTTGTGTACAGACAGTTGAACTAGGTTCGACACTGTACAAGAAATATTGGTTGGAGACTATAGGATGAATATATTTTATTTGAACAATGACCCAAGGCGTTGTGCTCAGATGCACAACGACAGTCATTGCAGTAAGATGATTATTGAGTACGCTCAGTTGATGTCTACTGCACACCGTTATCTTGACGGTACAGAGTACTACGGTAAAACTGCGAATGGTCGCAAGATTAAACGATGGTTGCATCCAGACCCAGAGATGGAGAGTGTTCTATACAAAGCATCTCATGTCAAACACCCAAGTGGTATTTGGGTACGACACTCAAAACAAAATTATATGTGGTTGTATGAGATGTGGACAGAACTGAACGAGGAGTTTATGTATCGGTACAACAAAAACGTACCGCACGAAAGTTATCGTAAACTGGAAACGGTTCTTGCAGAACCACCAAAGAATATGTATGAACTAGGATTTTGTGAACCATATCAGGCGATGTTTGATGATGTGAAGAATCCAGATAGTTCAATACAGGCATATCACGACTACTATATAAAGTATAAACAACATTTAGCGAAGTGGACAAAAAGAGGAATGCCTTATTGGTATGAGATTGAAAATGCAGCGTAAACATGACCCAGAACCAGAACGGTACTACGATTGGATGCTCTGGAAAATGAGACAGGAGAGAGCCATGGAAGACCCTGTTGATGATGTAACAATTGGTAATCAATTAAAAGGGTGGACTGAAAGTTCACGAACCACAGTCAATATGACCACTGAACAGATGTACCAGAAAGAAATCGCAGAAATGCAAAAACAGGTTCATGCTCTTCAGTTGAAAGTAAAGGAACTACAGGATAAATTGAATGCCCTATTATAATTTTAAAAATACAGAGACAGGTGAGGAATTTGAAGAGTTCTTCACCATTTCTGGTAGGGAAGAGTTCTTAAAGGACAACCCACATATTCAACAGACACCATCAATGTTTGGTATTGCTGGTGGTACTGGTGACAGAATTAAAAACGATGCTGGATGGAAAGAGAATCTATCACGGATTGCAGAAGCACATCCAGGCTCTGCACTTGCAGACCGATATGGTAAAAAATCAACAAAGGAAATTAAGACTAGAGAAGTTTTAAAGAAACACAAAGTGATATAAATAGTCTTGTGCTGGTGAGAAACCACAGCACCCTCGCAACGAGATTGGAAGCTGTGTGGTCAATCCACCATTGCACAGGAAGGATGGTTACCCCATCCTTCCATCTTTAAATTATAGTGAGTAAGAATATGGCAAAGAAAAAAGATGTGACAGGTGATAGTCTGGTAAAGGTTAAACCAATTACCGACAATCAAAAACTTGTATTCGATGAATACGGAAAAGGACAAAATTTATTTCTGCATGGTGCGGCTGGTACAGGTAAAACCTTTATCTCATTATACCTTGCACTAGAACAGGTTCTTGACCCATCCACCCCATACGAATGTGTATACCTTGTAAGAAGTGCAGTTCCCACTAGGGAGATTGGATTCTTGCCAGGCGATGAAGAAGATAAGACTGCACTGTTCCAAGTACCGTACCAGAACATGGTACAGTTCATGTTTGAACAGGCGTCCGACAGTGCGTTCAGTATGTTATATGATAGACTGAAAGTACAGGGCAGTATTATGTTCCTCACCACCTCTTTTCTTAGAGGTATCACATTAGACAATGCAATCATCATAGTCGATGAATGTCAGAATCTAAACTTCCATGAGTTAGATACTATCATGACTCGTGTTGGACAAGACAGTAAGATTATATTCTCTGGTGACTACTTCCAGACTGACTTGCAGAAGAATGGTGAGAAAGAAGGGTTGGGTGCATTTATGGGTATCCTTGAAGCAATGGAAGAATTCTCTACGATTGAATTTACAATCGGTGACATTGTGCGTTCTGGATTAGTTCGCAGTTACCTCATTAATAAAATCAAACAGGGAGTTGAAATCTAATGGCAAAGATGTTTAGTAGTGCAGTCCATGAACCAACCCACAAAGGAACTTCAATGGGCAAGAAACCAATTACGTCTACGATGAATAAGAACAAACGTAGGTCGTTCAAAAAATATAGAGGACAAGGTAAATGAGCAACTTTGATGAATGTTTGAAACTCATACTCCACCACGAAGGCGGATATGTGAATCATCCCAAAGACCCAGGCGGTGAAACTAATATGGGCGTAACCAAAAGGGTCTACGAAAAGTGGTGTATGGAAAATGACCTTCAACAGAAGGACATGAGAGATTTGGAATTTGAAGATGTCGCTCCTATCTACAAAAAGAATTATTGGGATAGAGTAAAAGCAGACCAACTTCCAGAAGGTTTAGACCTTTGCGTTTTTGATTGGGCCGTTAACTCTGGTACAGGAAGAGCAGCAAAGAAACTTCAGTCAATGATTGGAACAGTTGCAGATGGTGGCATCGGGCCAAACACTCTGCGTTGTCTTGATGAATATGTTGATGAAAATGGTGTAGAGGGTGCAATTGGAAACTACACTGAAATCAGACAGAAGTTCTACGAAAGTCTGGATACATTCGATACGTTTGGTAGAGGGTGGACACGAAGAAATAAAGAGACAGAATCAGAAGCGTTTAAGATGGCAGGGATATACCTTCCTTCTTGACAAACCTGTTTTGATTTGATATAATGATGAAAATTAACTTGAGGAAATATTATGTTTACACACAAACCTGTAGAAATACCAGAACTACAAACTAAGACCGTTGACCGAAAACGGTTTTATCTAACACCAGAGGGAAAGATGTATCCCTCTATTACAACTGTCTTGGGCAAACGAAAGTCAGAAGGACTTTTTGAGTGGCGTAAGAGGGTTGGTGATGACGTTGCAAATTATATTGCAAGGACTGCTGCCGCAAGGGGCACAAAAGTACACAATATGTGTGAGGACTTGTTGAACAACAAGGAAGTAAAGCGAGAACCATTTCTTGCTGCAGCGTTGTTTGGGCAATTGGAAAAGACTATCAGTCAAAAGGTAGATAATATCTATGCACAAGAATGTGGTCTTTATTCTGATAAATATATGGTTGCTGGTAGGGTTGACTGTATTGCAGAATACGATGGCGAACTTTCTATCATCGACTTTAAAACATCTCGTTCAGAGCGTAATGACGATTGGAACGAAAACTATTATATTCAAGCATCTGCATATGCAGAGATGTTTGAAGAACGCACTGGTCATGCAATCAATCAGATTGTAATCCTAGTGGTAACAGAGGATGGAGTTGTCCAAGAGTTTGTTAAAGACAAGGGTGAATATCTTCCCATGTTGGTAGAAGCAGTTGACGATTTCACTACAGATTGGGAAAAAGAAAATGAAAAACTTGATGAAGGCCCTGACGTTATCGGTGCTCCTGTTTAGTGGAAGTGCGATTGCAGAGGAAACTGTACCAAGAGATAGACAAACAGAATTAGAAGAAAAGGGATTATTTTATTGGGCACAAAAACCAGCCCAGTGTTCAAGTACTGAAGCACTAGTTGAACAGATGAAAAAACATGGTGAGAACCCAACAATTTGGATGGAAGGTATTACTGGACTTCCAAATGGTCAATTCAATAAATCCAAGTTTGTTATCGCAGTAAACCCCAATGCAAATCCTGTAACATGGACATTGATTGAATTCGTTGATGGTGGTAAACAGGCCTGCATTCTTGGATTTGGTCAAGGTTCAATTAACATAGGACAAGCACCAATGAAGGAAAAGGGAATAGACCTATGATATGGCACATACTACTAACAATATGTGCTGGTAGTACCTGTCTATCACAAGACGTACAATGGTTCGATAGTCGTGAGTCTTGTGAAATCATGTTAGTAAAATATGCAGAGATACCAGCAGATGGAGATTGGGATTCGGTTGAATATATCTGTAAACCAGTAGGAAGTAGGGGAACTTAATGTATCAGTATAAATGTAAACTAGTAAAAGTAGTTGATGGTGACACGATTGATGTTGACATTGACTTGGGGTTTGGAGTGTGGTTACGCAAACAAAGAATTCGTATGTATGGTATCGACACACCAGAATCTAGAACCAGAGATTTAGAAGAAAAGAAATATGGTCTT